TGCAGATCAATGGCCGGTACTTCGCGGTTGACGGTCAGGTGAACCTGGACGACCTGCTGGCCTCGCGCCCGGGTGGCGTGGTGCGCGTCAAGCAGCCCGGCGCGGCTGGGCGGCTGGATCAAGGCGCGGGGGATAGCCAACTCGGCATGAGCATGCTGGAGTACATGAAGGGCTACCAGGAGGACTCGACCGGCTGGAGCCGCTACAACCAAGGCGCGGACGGTGACAGCCTGAACAGCACCGCCACGGGCGTGACCATCGTCACCAACCGCGCCGACATGCGCCTGGACCTGATCGCCCGCAACTTCGCGCAGGGCTTCCGCGACCTGTTCCGCTTGATGCTGAAGCTGGTGAGCCAGTATGACCAGCGCGAGAGCGTGATTCGGCTGCGGGGTTCGTGGGTCAACGTCGACCCGCGAGAGTGGCGTAACGGCTTCGACTGCGACATTCACGTCGGTCTTGGAACCGGGGACCGGAACCAGCAGATCCAGCACCTGATGACGCTGTTACAGCAGCAGCAGATGGGCCTGCAGTTCGGCACCGCGACGCCCGAGAACGTGTACCAGGCGCAGCAGGAACTGACCAAGGCGCTCGGCTACAAGAGCGCGGACAAGTTCTTCACCGACCCGGCGAAGGCCCCGCCCAAGCCGCCGCCGCCGAACCCGGAAGAGATCAAGGCGCAGGCCGCCATGCAACTGGAGAAGGTACGCCAGCAGGGGGCCATGCAGGTCAAGCAAGCCGAACTGCAGGCCGACATCCAGCGCTTCCAGGCGCGGGCGCAGACCGAGATGCAGCGCATCCAGATGGAAGCGCAGGCCCAGCAGGCATCAGCCCAATCGGCGCTGCAGGTTCAGGCCGCAAACGATGAGCGCGACTCAGTGCGCGAGCAGGCCCGGGTGCAACTTGACGCCGAACTCAAGCGCATGGAAGCCGAGCACAAAGCCGCGATGGACCGCGAGCGCCTGGAGTTCGAGCGCTGGAAGGCCGAACTCGAATCGCAGACGCAGATCTACATCGCGCAACTGAGGACGCCCGCATGACGCTGGAACAACGGCTGTACGACGGCGACCGCGCCCGGGAAGTGCTGGAGAACGAGGCATTCGAGGCCGCGTTCAGTGCCATTGAGAAGGAAGTGATCGAGCAATGGATGCAAAGCCCCGCAAGGGACCAGGAAGGCCGCGAAAGGTTGTGGACGTACCTGGGCCTGCTGAAGAAGCTGAAGGCGCAACTCACGCAGACGCTGGAGACGGGCAAGCTGGCCCAACTGGAACTGCAACACCGGCAGACGGTGGCCGAGCGGGCGCGTGGCTGGCTTTCGAGAGCCGCGTGAAGCACGCCATCACGCAGCGCGGGCGGCAGTTCGTGAGCGTGTCGCACCCGGACCCGCTGGCCCGCGTGATTGAAGGTGAGTGGGCCGTGAACGTGGACATCGGCCCCGAACGAATCTAGTCGCAGGACAACCGACGTAGACGGCGCCCGAGGGCGCCTATTTGTTGTCTGTACGCGGTAACGCAGTGATGCGCCCCGCAGGGAGAGGAACTTGGACAATCCGGCAACGGAACCCAGCAACGCACCGCTGAACGCGGATTCGGCGGCATCGCTTTTCTCGGCGATGCTGGACCCCGAGAAGAAGCCCGACGCACCGGAATCAGCGGAAGCCCCGGAAGCGCAAGAGGCACCCCAGGCAGAGCCTGAAGCGCAGGAGGCCCCTGAAGCCGACGAGCAGACCGTCACCGTCAAGATCGACGGCAAGGACGTCGAGGTCAAGCTTTCGGAACTGAAGAACGGCTACCAACGCCAGGCCGACTACACCCGCAAGACGACGGAAGTCGCCGAGCAACGACGCGCAGCCGAAGCCGAATCGAGCAAGGCCCGCGAAGAACGCAACGCCTACCAGGGCAAGCTGCAAAACATGCAGGTGCAACTGGAAGCCGCGTTGCAGCAACAACAGCAAACGGACTGGACCGCGCTACTGGAAAGCGATCCGGTGGAATACCTGAAGCAGCAGCACCTCTCGCAACAGAGACAAGCCACGCTGAGCCAGGTGTACGCCGAGCAGCAGAAGGTGGCCGGTCAAGTTCAGGCCGAACAGGCTCAGGCCCGTCAGACCTATCTGGCGCAGCAGCAGGATGAACTCCTTGCCAAGCTGCCCGACTGGAAAGACGCCGCCAAAGCCAAGGCCGAAAAGACTGCGCTTCGGGATTACCTGCTTGATAGCGGGTATGACTCGAAGACTGTCGAGTCGATCACCGACGCCAAAGCCGTTGTGCTGGCGCGTAAAGCCATGTTGTACGACCAACTCGTCAGCAAGGCCAACGCCGCCGCCAAGAAGGTCTCCACCCTGCCGACCCGCGTTGAGCGGCCCGGCGTGGGCGAGAACCCGGGGCTGGATCGTCGCTCGTCGGCATTCCAAAAGCTGAGCAAGACCGGCCGCGTCGAGGACGCGACGAGCTTGTTCGGATCATTCGTTTGAACTTCTAACGCCGAGAGGCGCTGAAAGGAAGCAGTCATGGCTGCACCAACCAATACCTTCCTCACGACCGCCGCCATCGGCAACCGTGAAGACCTGACCGACATCATCTACCGCATCAGCCCGACGCAGACGCCCGTGTTGAACATGGCGAGCAAGTCCAAGGCGACCAACACCCTGCACGAATGGCAAGTGCAGGAACTGGCCGCCGTGGCGACCACGCCGTTCAACGCGCAGGCCGAAGGCGACGACCTGACCGCCAAGACCGTGACGGTGACCAGCCGCCTGACTAACAGAACTCAGATCAGCGCGAAAAAGATCGTCGTCGCGGGCACGCAGCTCGCCATGAACCCCGCTGGCCGCAAGGACGAACTGGCGTACCAGCTCAGCCTGGCCTCGCTGGAAATCAAGCGCGACATGGAAGCGGGCCTGACGCAATCGGACGTGACCGCCACCGCGCCGCGTCAGTCGCGTGGCCTGCGCGGCTGGGTGGTGGACAACACCAACCGCAACGGCGGCACGTTGGCGTCGTACACCGGCAACACCGGTTACACGGCGGGCACGCAGCGGGCGTTCACGGAGTCGCAAGTGAAGGACGTCTTGCAGCAGATCTACACGGCAGGCGGTGAGCCGGACATCATGATCATGCCGCCTGCCGCGAAGCAGACCTTCAGCGGCTTCACCGGCAACGCGACGCGATTCGACAAGTCGGAGGACGCCAAGCTGTACAGCGCGGTCGAGTTCTACATTTCGGATTTCGGATCGATCCAGTGCGTCCCCGACAGGTTCATGGCGACGCGCGATGCTTTCGCGCTGACCAGCGACAAGCTCGCCATCGCCTACCTGCGCCCGTTCCAGACCATGGAACTCGCGAAGACCGGCGACGCAGAGCAGCGCGAACTGCTGGTGGAGTACACGCTGGAGTGCCGCGCCCCCAAGGCCCACGGCGCTGTGTACGACATCCTGTAACCGCATGAGTGGGGAGGCCGAAATCTCCCCCTCTTCAACTGAGAGGAACAGACATGTCAGTAGACATTCAACAGCAGCCTGACGGCTCGATGCGCCTTGTCGGCATCGACGGCTCTGCTAACAGCGGTTTTCAGGTGACGGCGAACCCGTACACGGCAAGCTCGGTCGACCAAACGATCTTCACGGCCGCCCGCGCTTGCGTGGTGACCGGGATCATCGGCCGCGTCGACACGCTGGGCACCGATGCGGCTGCTGTCACGGCGCAGGTTCGCAAGGTGCCGAGCGGCACCGCGCTGACGGGCGGCACCGTGCTGCACACCGGCACGTTCAACCTGAAGGGCACGCTCAACACCAACCAGGTGTTGGCCTTGTCCACGACGGAAGGCGCGCTTCGACTGGCGGCGGGTGACTCCGTCGTTGTCGACTTCGCGGGCGTGCTGACCGCTGCGGCGGGCTGCATCAGCGTCACGATGGCGCCGCTGTAAGCCCCACAAGGGTTTGCATCACGGGGGGGCTCTTCGGAGCCCCCTTTTCTTTTGCTCCCAACGTCGAGAGACGCCGGAGGTCTTTTCATGGCTAACACCATTGGCGGCGGCTTTGCCGTCATCACCGCATCCGGCATCACGGTTGCAACTTCTGGCACCTCGGCCGCGACGGCAATCCCGAACGACTCTTCGGGCCGCGCGCCGAATTACATCCGCATCACGGCGTCGAACGAGACCTTCGTGAAGATCGGCACTTCTGGCGTGGTCGCCACCGGCAACGACATCCTCGTTCAGCCCGCCGACTCGGTGCTGCTGCAAGTGCCGCGCGGCATCACGCACATCGCGGGCATTCAGGGCGCTGGCGGCGCGGGCCGCTTCAACGTCTGCCCGCTGGAAAACTCCTGACATGCGCACCGACATCCGGTCCCAGGATGTCGTCACCACGGTAGCGCTGGAGGACGGCGCCCTGGTGAGCGGCACCACGCAGGACTGCACGCCCTACGCCGAACGGGCGAAGGCCCTGCACAACTCCGGTTACACGGGCAGCAGCGACATGAAGCTGGCCGCGTCGGTGCCGTTCGTCATGGTCGAGGCGTACCTGAACCGCAACAACATCCAGATGAGCGACTTCATTCGCTCATCGGACCACCAGAAGCGGTTCCTGAACGACCCGTCGCTGGCGCATTTCCGCATCTGGAAGGGGCGCATCTAAATGGCCCTGGCGAACTACTCCGACTTGCAGACCAGCATCGCCGGGTGGCTCAACCGCTCCGACTTGACGAGCGTCATCCCCGACTTCGTCACGCTGGCCGAGGCCCGCATTGCGCGTGAACTCCGGGTGCGCAAGCAGATCGTGAACACGGTAATTCCGACCGTCGCCAACGTGCAGACCATCACGCTGCCGAGCGACTACCTGGAGACCGAGAACATCTCGATCCTCAACACGTCGCCGCCCGCCGCGCTGGCAGTCGTGACCCCCGAAATCATGGACCGCAAGTATCCGTATGCCTACGTCACGGGGCAACCGCTGGTCTACACGACTCTGGGCGACCAACTGCAATTCGGGCCGACGCCCGACGCGGTGTATCAGGTGAGCCTGGACTACTACCAACGCTGGCCCGCGCTGTCGGTAACCCCGACGAACTGGCTGCTCACCAATCACCCGAGCCTGTACCTCTTCGGCGCGCTGGGTGAAGCCAGCCTGTACCTGATGGACGAAGCGCGCTCGGCCATGTGGTTGCAGCGCTTCGGGTCCGAAGTCGAAGCCCTGCAGAGCCAGGATGACGAAGCCCTGCGCTCGGGCTCTGCCATGCGGGTGAGAACGCTATGAGCGAGATCACCCCCGACTCGGTGCAGATCGCCCGTCTGGAAGAGCGCATGAGCACGCTTGCCCGCGACCTGGAAATGCAGACCAATGCACTGGACGAGATGCGCAAGCAACTGGACGAAGTGCTCAAGGCGCTGCACGAAGCCAAGGGCGGCTGGCGGTTGATGATGCTGCTCGGCGGTGGCGCTGCCAGCCTGGGCGGCATTGCGACCTGGGCGCTTTCGCACGTCACGATCAAATGACGCCCCTCGTCGGATTCGCCCCGGACATGGACCCCACGACCCCGGGGGTGCTGACCGCCTGCACGAATGTGATCCCGTTCGAGGGCGGCTTGCGCGGCGCTCCCGTGGCCGCTTCTGTCGGCGCTGCGGCCCTGGCTGCGGCCTGCCGGGGCGTCACGGCCACCAGCGACCTGTCGGGCAACCGCCGATTGATCGCGGGCACGTCAACCAAGCTGTACGAGCAGAACGGCGCCACCTGGACCGACCGCGCCCGAGTGGGGAACTACACGCTCGGCACGGACGACCGTTGGAGCTTCATCCAGTTTGCGAATGCCACGCTTGCGGCCACGCCCAGCGCGCCCCTGCAACGCAGTGTGTCCGGTGCGTTTGCCGACATCGCGGGTGCACCCAGCGCGAAGATCATCGAGGCCGCGCAAGGCTTCGCGGTGGCGTTCAACACGTCAGCGAATGCGGACACTTGGTACTGCTCCGCGTATCTCGATGACACGAACTGGACGCTATCGGTTAGCAACCAGTGCGTCACGGGCCGACTGATCGGCGGCAGCGGCCCCATCAACGCGGCGCGGCGCTTTGGCGACAACCTGGTCGCCTACAAAAGCGGCACGATGTTTGTCGGCACCTATGTGGGTGCCCCCGAAGTGTGGCGGTGGTCCCAGGTTTCTACGGACGTGGGCTGCGTGGGGCAAGACGCCGTGGTCGACACGGCTCTCGGGCATGTGTTCGTCGGCAAGGACAACGTGTACTTGTTCGACGGCACCACGCCGCGCCCCTTGGCGACCGGCACCATTCGCAAGTGGCTGTTCGACGACATGTCGGGCACGTACCAATACAAGGCCACGTGCCTGTGGGACCGCGCCAATTACCGCGTGTGGATCTACTACCCCGCCGCGGGGGGTGATGGCACGCTGAACCGCTGCGCCGTTTACCACTTGCTCACGCAGCGCTGGGGTCTTGCTCACAGCACCGTGCAGGCGGTGGTGAACTACACCTCGCCGACCTTCACCTACGACGGCGGCGTTTCCAACGTCAGCACCTACGACAGCGGCCCTTCGGTGCCGTATGACTCGCTCTTCTGGATTTCAGGGGCCACGACCCCGGGCGTTGTCAACTCGTCCAACGTGCTGAGCACGCTGTCGGGCGCTTGCGTGTCGGCCAGCTTCACAACCGGCGACATGGGCGACGACGAAGGCTATCGGACGTGCAAGGCCCTGCGGGTTCGGTACACGGCCAAGCCCACCACCAGCACGGCCACGGGGTACACCAAAGACGCCGAGGGTGACGCGGTGGTCGCAGGCACCAGCAACGCCATGACGGACGGCCGCCACAACCTGCGGCAGACGGCGCGCTGGCACCGCTTCCAGGTCGACCAGACCGGCGACTTCCAAGTGACAGCCGTTCGCCCCGAGTTCATCGAGCGGGGCCGCCGATGAGGCTGGACCCGTATCCGCGCTGGCCTGCGGACAAGACGCTGATGGAGCGGAAGCTCACCGACCTGTTCCGGTTGACTGCTCAGCAGGTCAACGACCTGACGGAAGGCCGCATCAGCGCGATGACCAACGCGCAGACCAGCGCGCCGACCACGGGCTCATGGAAGCAGGGCGACTTCGTGCGCAACAGCACGCCCGCCGAAGCAGGCGCGGCGGGCTCGAAGTACGTGGTCACCGGCTGGCTGCGGCTGACCAGCGGCTCTAACAACGTCCTCAACACCGATTGGGTCGCCACGCGATCACTGACAGGGAACTGAACATGCCAACCTACAGCACCACGAACGCCCCGCTCCCCTGGATGGAGCCGTACCTTCAGGATTACATGTCCAGGGCGCAAGATCAGGCCAACACCCCCTACGAGCAAGGCCCCGGCACCTACACGGGGCCGAACGACCTGATGCGCTCGGGCTGGCAGGCGACCGCGAACCGCGCCGTCATGGGAAGTCAGGAGATGAGCGCCGGGCGCAACCAACTGACCAACACGATCAACGGCGGGTATCTCAACGACAACCCGTATCTCCAGACGAACATCGACAACGCGCAGGGCGACCTGGCGCGCAACTTCAACCTTGTCAACAAACCGGCGTGGGACAAGGCGATGCAGTCGTCGGGCTCCTTCGGGAACACGGGTGTCGCCGAGATGGCGGGCAACGACCGCAACAACCTGATGCAGAACATGGGCCGCATCGGCTCGGATATGCGCGGCGCGAACTACAACAACGAGCGCGGGCGGCAGATGACGGCCATGAGCATGGCCCCGCAGTACGCCAACCAGGACTACACCGACTTGAACAACTTGATGAACGTCGGCAAGGATCAGCAGGGCTTCCAGCAGGGCTACCAGAACCAGCAGAACCAGTTCTTCAACGACCGCCGCAACTACGGCCAGCAGCAGCTCGACAACTACGGCCGGGCGCTGGGTACGAACGTCGGCGGCAGCAGCACGCAACAGGCCCCGGGCACGTCGACCGCCTCGGGCGTGGTGGGCGGCGCGGCGGCTGGCATGGCGCTGTACGACGAGTTTATGAAGTGGATGAACCGGCCGCCGCAGGGTTAAGGGAAACGACATGGCAACCAGAAACCTTCGCCGCTACAGCCAAGACGGCGATGATCTCGCCTACGGCCTGCTTGGGCCTCGCGTGGCGGCTCCGGTGGCTACGCCCCAGGCTGCACCGGTTGTTGCCCCGGTGGCTCAGTACATCACCAAGGACAGCCCCGAATACGCTGCCGCGTGGCGAGAGACCGACCAGGGGCCGGTCAACGACTACGACGTGTACCTGAACCAACTGCCGACGACCGAAGCCTACTGGCGCGGCCTGGGGTTGCCCGGAGACTTTGGCAGCGGCTCCATCCGCGAGAACGGCGGCGACGATGCCGAGCGGCAAGCCAATGACGCCGCGCGTTCTTTCATGGGCGCGAACGGCCTGCAATACGGCGTCGACCCGGTAGCGTCTCAAAACGCCCTCATCAACAGCAGCGGCGCTCCGGTTGCGGGCTCTCAGTACAGCGTCGACGATGTTGGCGACTTCATGCGCGATGCGATCATCGTCGCAGGCACCGGCATGCTGGGAGGCCCTTCTGGTATCGGCGACAAGCTGTATGGATTGCAAGGCTCTGTCGGTGCCGCTGCGGGCGGTGCCACTGTTGGCGGCGTGACGGGTGGCGTGCAAGCGGCGCGCAATGGCGACAACATCCTAAAGGGTGCCGTGCGCGGTGCCGTGACCGGCGGAGCAACCGGCTACCTCGGCGCCGAGTTGGGCGGTCTTCTCGGCGGCGGCGAAGTCAGCGGGATGGACATGGCCGCAGACGGCCCGGCGTACTGGAACAACCTGCCCAACGTCGAGCCGGGCCTGCTGACCACCTCGCTGCCCGAACTGTCGGCGCCTGACCTGACGCCTCTTCAGCCGATGGGGCCGATTGATCCGATCACGGTTCCCGAGGTGCCCAACATCCCGTTGCGCACGGTGGGCGCGCAGCCCGTCAGCCTGCTGGACGTGAGCGACCGCTACAGCCCGCAGCCGCTGGACACCCCCCCCAGCGCACCGCCTGCGCAGCCTGTGGGCCTGTTGGACGCGCCGCCCGTCAGCCCACCAGTCAGCCCACCCGTCAGCCCGTCCACGAACCCATTCGCCGACCTCCCGGCCGATGAAGTCGGGCAGACGGTACAGGTCACGGCACCGAGAAACCCCGTGCCTGCTCCGGCTGCGCCCGTCGTTTCAATCCCGACCGTCCCCGCTCCCGCACCGGCTCCCGCACCGGCTCCAGCTCCCGCTCCCGCTCCTGCGCCGGAACCCGACCCCGAGCGAGATCCGGACCAGTACCCCGGCGAGCCGTTGCCGCCCACCACACCGACCACGCAATCGCCCTGGGACTGGCTCAAAGCCAACCCCCAAGCGGCGCGCCTCATCTTCGCGGGCCTGGGTGCCACGGCAGGCGGCAGCGGTGGCGGCGGTGGAGGCGGTGGTTACGTTGACAGCGGTTACCGCCCCGTTATCACGCGCAACCCAACGATTACCCCGACCCAGCCGCGCCCCGCGCAGCAGATGCAACCGATGCAGGGCCTCATCAGCCTGCCGACCACAGGCCAGGCCAACGATGGCGCCTGGCGCTTCATGAAAGGACTCATCTAATGGGACTGCTCGACACGGGCGACGACCCCGGCAACAGCGGGCTTCTGAGCTTCGGCCTTCGGCTGATGAGCACGCCGGGCAAGTTCGGCCAGGCGCTGGGCACGGCCGGGCTCGGTGCGCTGGGCGACATGCGGCAGGCACGCGCGGCAATGGAGCAGCGCCAGATGCGCGAGCAGGCCATGCAAATGCAGGCGCTTCAGTTTCAACAGGCGCAGCGCGAGGCCGCCGCACAAGAGCAGGCGCGCATCAGGGAAGAGGCTTTCCGCAAGCTCATCCCCGACCCGCAGGCGCAGGCCGCGCAGGCGGCTTTGTCCGGTGGTGGCGGCCCCACGCTGGCGAACGCGGCCCGAATCGCCCCGGTGGACCCCCGCGCGCAGTTGCTCTACCAAGCGATGGCGACGGGCCAGATCAAGCCGATGGACTACCTGTCCACCACGCAGAAGGACGACGCGCCGGTCAAGCTGGGCGAAGGCGAAACGCTGCTCAGCGGCAAGGCATCGGGCTACAACGTCCTGGCCCGTGGCACGCCGAAGGCCAGCGATACGCCCGCCGCAATCCGTGAGTACCAGTTCGCCGTGAACCAGGGTTACAAGGGCACGTTCCAAGACTTCCAGCTAGAGCAGAAGAAAGCGGGCGCGACGAACATCGGACTGCCGCGAATCGAAGTCAAGATGGGCGACAGCGTTGCTGGACAGATCGGCCCGATGGCGAAGGACTCACGCACGCAGGCTCAGGGCGCTGTGGGCATGTTCGATTCTGCGGATCGAATCCAGAAGGCGCTGGACAGCGGCAAAGTCAGCGCGGGGCCGCTCACGACGCAGATCAACACCGTCAAGCAGTTGGTGCAGAAGGTTGGCGGCGGCAACGACGACGGGATTCGGCAGACGCGCCAAGTTATCAAGAGCCTGGCGCAAATGTCCGTTGAGGCGCGCAAGGAGCTTGCAGGCCAAGGGGCTGTGACGGAAAACGAGGCGGCGGCCGTTGCCAAGGCTGAGTCTGGCGACATCAACGATTTGACGACTGGCGAGCTGCAAGACCTTGTGACGCTCACCAAGCGGGCGGCGCACTTCCGCGCCAAGAGCCACCAGGGCCTGATTGACTCGATGGGGGCCAGTGAAGCCACGCGCGGCACGGTGCCGTTCTACCAAGTTCGCGGCCTGGATCGGCTGCTTCAGCACTCGCCTGGGCTTCCGCAAATCGGCGGCAAAGACACGCCCACGGCGTTTGATGACGCAGAGAAAGAGCGCCGCTATCAGCAGTGGAAGCAGCAGCAGGGGCGGCCATGAACGAACAAGACGAGTTTGAGTTTCGCTTGCGGCTTGAACGTGAGCAATCATTGGCCCCGAAGCTGCCCCAGATGGGCGGCGCTGATCGCCTGGGAATGGGCCTTGCGGACTCCATTCACGGCGGCGCGCAACTCCTGACCAAAATTCTCCCGCGTGGATTGGTTCAAGCCGGTGACCGCGCCAACAATTGGCTTGCAGACAATACCGGCATGGTCGCAAGACTGCCCGATGGCGGCATTGACGAAGCCGTGCGCCAGCGGGAGTCGGAATACAACCAGCGCAAGCCGGAAGGCATGGATTGGATGCGCATGGCTGGGAACATCCTCAGCCCGACCAACATTGCGCTCGGGGCCGCTGCGGCACCCGCAAAGGTTGCATCCATCGGCGTGAAGATGGCGGCGGGGGCTGGTGCTGGTGCGGCTGGCGCTGCGCTGGCGCCAGTGACTGAGGGAGACAACTTCACACGGTCGAAGCTGGAGCAAGCGGCTATTGGCGGCATCTTTGGTGGCGCGACGCCTGCCGCCACGGCGGGTGTTGCGCGATTGGTGAGCCCCAACGCCTCCACCGATGCCAGCTTAGCCCTGCTGAAAGGCGCGGGCATAAGGCCCACCGTCGGCCAATCGCTAGGTGGATGGGTGAACCGTGTCGAAGAGAAGGCGCAGAGCCTGCCTATCGTGGGCGATGCGATAGCCTCAGCGCGGGGCCGTGCGGTGGATCAACTCAACAGCGCGGCCATAAACCGCGCCACCTCGCCCATCGGCGTCAAGATTGACAAGATCGGTCAGGAAGGCATCAAAGAAGCCGGGGATGCCCTGTCGGCGGCTTATGACGATGTTCTTAGCGGACTGAAGTCGATCAAGTTTGACCAGCAATGGCAGCAAGACTTCGGACAACTCAAGACGCTGGCGAAGGGGCTGCCCGGCCCCGTGAGGGGCACGTTCGCCAACAAGGTGACAACGCTTATCGAGGATCGAATTTCAAAGGCTGGAGGCATGACCTCGCAGACGATGAAAGACCTAGACAGCGAGCTGGGCCAGATGGCCCGCCGTTATGGGCGCTCTGCCGTGGCGAGCGAGCAGGATCTAGGAGACGCCTTCATGCAGGCGCAGTCCCTTCTGCGTGAGCAAGTGGCCCGCAACAGCCCCCAGGCCGCCGAGCGGCTGAAGCAGATCAACGAAGGCTGGGCAAACCTTGTGCGCGTCGAAGCCGCAGGAAAGTCGGCCATCAACAATGACGGCGTTTTCTCGCCCGCTCAGTTGAACATGGGCATCCGTCAAGGCGACAAGAGCACGCGCGGGCGTAGTGTTGCCCGGGGAACGGCGCTCATGCAAGACCTTGGGAGCGCTGGCGCTCGGCTCGGCAACAAGGTGCCAAACAGCGGCACAGTGGACCGGCTGATGATCGGCGGCGCTGGCCTGGGTGCTGGGCTTTACAACCCAATGATTCCTGTGTCTCTAGGGGCCGGTGCGCTGGCCTACACGCCTGCATTGCAGACGCTACTGCGCGGCCTTGCGACGAGTCGCCCAGCGGCAGCCCAGCCGATAGCAGGCTTGCTCAACAACGCCGCGCCCATGCTTGGCTCGACTGGCGGTTTGCTTGGCCTCAATGTAATCGAATAAGGCCGCATACATCACCACGCCTAGGCCCATTCCGGCCGCTCGAAGCAGATCGTCCACATCACCCCCCTACAGCCCGCCCCGTGCGGGCTTTCTCATTTCTGAGGATACCCCATGCCCGTTCCGTCAAGGCTTACAGCGTGCAGCCTTCATGAAGTCTGCGCTTTGCAGTGATGTACGCCGCGCTGGCGTCTTCAACGGAATCAAAGAGCCCGAGATGCACTTCGCGGCTTTTGACGGTAAGCCGTGCGCGCCACTTGCCGCCAGCAGCATGCCAAGAGACGCCAATCACGCCGATCTTGTGCGTAGTCTTTGCAACCCTTCGGTTTTGCATGTTGACCGCCTGGGAAACGTCGCGCAAGTTGCAAATTCTGTTGTCAGAGCTGATGCCGTTTATGTGGTCAATGACTCCATTCGGCCATGCGCCATGCACATACAGCCACGCGAGCTGATGCGCGAAATACAAGGTTCCACCGATCCGCATAACAACTCGACCATAGGCGTCAAGGCATCCAGCCTTCATGCCGCAGCGGCGAACCAATTTTCCCGCCTTGCTAAGGCGGTGCTTCCAAATGAACTCGCCAGTCTCTGCTGAGTAATCGGCGGCGGCTTTCAGTTGATCGGCGGTAAGTTGTCGTTTTCCCATAGCGAGATTATCTCACACACAACGGCCTAATGGAATAAACATGCCAGTACCAACCACTCTTGCAGACCTCAGCACGACGGCCGCCAGCAACAGCCCCGGCGGTTCTGAAAACGTGTTTCCAAGTCTCGACGATTACCTGCGCGCCCTGTCGGCCATTGTCGCCAGCATCGGCACCAACAGCGCGACGAACGGCTTCACGCAGCCGTATCTGCCCGCAGCGAACCCGACGTACACAGGCGCGCTGACGGGCGGCACTGGCGTGGTGAACCTCGGCTCGGGGCAGTTCTACAAAGATGCTTCGGGGAATGTGGGGATTGGGACGGCAAGTCCGCGCTCTCCCGGAGGCGGGGCCGCTGGCCTGACGCTTAATGGCAGCACAACTGGTTTTGTTGATATCAACACTAATGGCACTCGCGTGCTTACGCTGTCTGGTTTTGGTAATGACTCATACATTACCAACCCCACTGCCGGTGGAATACTGGCATTTTTTACCAATTCCACCGAACGCATGCGCCTAGACGCCAGCGGGAACCTGGGGCTGGGGGTGACGCCGAGTGCGTGGAGTGGCACTTATAGCGGCGCACTGCAAGTTAAGTCAGCGGCTATTTACAGCGCGTCAGACTTCAGAGCAGATGTTTCCTCAAACTCTTTTTACGATGGCAGCGCGTTTAAGTACATAAACACAGGCTTTGCGACTGCGCTCAGTCAGGTTAGCGGACAGTTCCGTTTCTTCGCCGCCCCCTCCGGCACCGCAGGCAACGCAATCACGTTCACTCAGGCGATGACGCTGGACGCCAGCGGGAACCTGCTGGTGGGGGCGACAAGTGCAGGCACCAGCGCAGCCAAGGTCATCGGCATGGCAAACGCCACGGCACCGACCAGCAGCCCCGCAGGCATGGGGCAACTCTACGTTGAAGGCGGCGCGCTGAAGTTTCGCGGCTCGTCGGGCACGGTCACCACCATCGCCCCGGCCTGACCATGCTGCCCCTCATCCCCCAAGACAAAGCCAACCACGCCGTCTACGGCTCCGTCCTGTGCGCCG